TTATGAGCAAAATACTTTGAATGTATAGTTGCAATCATTTCTTGTTCTTTTCTAGTTATCTTGTTGCTTTGTACTGACCTAAAATCAGTCCATTTGTCGTATTCTTCTTTATTTAATTTTTGTTCCATCTCTTGTGATTCCATTTAAAAAGTTTTTACGTTTTTCACACCCGCAATCTTCATAGCCAAGTTTATTAGCTATCCAAGTTGCTATTGCTTTACCTTTTCCGAAAGTTATTATATTAATAATTCTTTCTGTTTTGTCTCCTAATCTATCCATTTTCCGTGTTTTCTTAAATGCCAAAATCTATGTTTTAACACCATTACTAAAATTTTTAACAAGCTATCAGCTTCGTAGTAAATTCCTTTTTTAATTTCTAGTTTCATAATTTGTGTAATTCATTATGGCTTACGAAATATAAATCTCCTTTGCCAAAGTTTCTAATATTATTTTTATCTATTATTTCTTGTCTAGTTATATATCCTAACAATTCTATTTCTGGTAATTTTATCCAAGCTAATACATATCTTTCTGCATACTTTCTGTTAAAATTGTTCACGCCTAATATTAAATTTGGTTTACGGTCTAAATCGCTTGACTTAACATCTGTCTTATTATTAAAGTCATATCCTTCGTCCCCTCGTCCTATTGTAGTAACATCTACTTCTTCTCCTGAATATATTGAATAAGCTAATTCTCCTAATGCTCCTACATAATGCCTATGCCAGTTAGGTTTGTTTTTAAAAGGATTAAAACTATTTTTAGTAGTAGCGTGATTCATACTTGCACTTCTTTTAAATCCTAAATCTTTTGCAAACTGTATTTGTTTTTCTGACAACTTAATAATCATAAATATTGCTTTAGCTTTTGTTTTACTTTATTATAAGTATTGTATAGAGAATAATAGCTTATATCGCTTTTTCTTGATAATTCGCTTATGCTCGTTCCAGATTCTATTATGTCATATACTTTTGCATCGTACCAGTACATATCTTTTAAGACACTTTGTATCTTCTCGTAAACCTCTTGATAATTAGTATGGTCATTCTCGCTAATCTCTAAACCTTCAAGTTCTACTAATTTTACTTTTGCTTTCTTTCTAATTAAATCTATATAAACACCTTTTAATAATTTATAGCAGTAATAATAGTTTATGTCATCTCCATAACTAAAGTCAATACCTTTTTGAGTATTCTTGATTAATAACAAATACATTGTCTGCACTAAATCTTCTGCTTCTGTTTCTTTAATACCGCCAAAGCTCTTAACTATCTCTAGCCATTTATCGTGTCTCTCGTATGCTATTTCTACTGGTGTTTTCAAAATGGTAAATTTAATTGTTCTATCATAGTGCTGTTTATTGCTGTACTGTCTCCTATTTGAAATCCTACATTATTTACTATGCTTTTGATTTTTATAGGGTCGTCTATTGGTGTCGGTCGTCCTCCTGAATCTATGTCTTTTACTTTTCTTATATGCACCATAGAATACATCCAGTCAGTAGGATGCTGAATATATCTATGAATAACCATAAAGTCATCAGCTCTATTCACAAACTTTCCGCCTCCTTCTACGTCACTAGCCATAGGAGGTATAGGATGTCCTGCGTAATCTTCATTTTGATTATGCTTCTTTCTTAATGCTTCTGTAGCTGCGTGTGTACATAGCCATATAGATACATTATGCTTTTTACAGAATACTCTAAACTCACTTGTAGCTTGATAATCGTAATCGTGACCTGAAATACCTTTTAACGTATCTCTGTCTTTTAATAAAGAATTATAAGGGTCTATAAGAAACCCTTGATATTCCCAAGCATTTTTAATAACAGTAGCCAAGTCAATAAGCGACTTATAAGTATGCAGCTCGTTAATATCAATAAACTTAAAATGCTCAAATACAAATTCTTTGTGCTTATTAAATTCATCTTCGGTAATTTTATTTATAGGTTTGACTGCTAAAAATTCAATAAGTTTCTTTATGATTGAATATGGTTCATTTTCACTAGAATAGACAAGCCATTTTATATTATGCTTAATTGAATACAATAACATAAAAAATAAAGTTAAGGTAGTTTTACCAGAATTTGCGTGTCCCAGTATAATATTAAAATTCCCGAACTTAAAACGCATCCATTCGTCTATAGTCGGGAATCCTAATTTTAAACCTTCTTTGATTTTACCAGTCCTAATATCTTGGAGCTTACTAATCTGGTCGTCAAAGTTTATTAGCATCTTATTTCTCTTGGTCTCTTACTAAAATTAATAAAATTAAATAACCTACCAAATCAAACAATGTATCTTCTGTGTCATCGTTTATGCCCTTGTTCTTTATTCTCATTAACTTGTCGTCTAATCGAGCTTTAATTGCTTCTTCTGCGCCTAGCTGTGAAAATATGTTTACAGGGTCTTGTGCTGTATTGCCATATGCTTTGTTTTTAGCTATTAGCAATTCAGTTAAATGGTTAGTTATTTGTCGTATCTGTTGCTCCATTAAAACGGTAAATCTTCTACTGTTTCTCTGTCTGGACTTTGCTGTGCTGCTGTGACAGCTTCTTTAACTTGTTTTACTGTAGGTGTATTGTTTTCTATTCTCCAACCTATAATACTATTAAAGTATTTAACTTCGCCTGTCGGACTTGTCCACTCCCTACCTCTCAAGTTAATATCTATACTTACATTGTCGCCTACATTGTATTCGTCTAATAAGTATGTCTTTTCTTTGGTAAACTCTAATTGTAAAGTTTGAGGGTACTGGTCATCAGTTGTTAATATTAAAGACCTAACTCTAAAGTTATTTGCAAACTCTTTTGTTTCTTCTATAGATTTTATTGTTCCTTGTAATTTCATTTTAATAGTTCGTTAAATTCGTTAGTAAATTGTTCTATTTCGTCTAGTTTAATTTTGCCTGAAGCTGCTAACTCAATAGCACCTTTAAAAGCAACTTGAAAACGTATAGTATTATTAATATCATTGTCTCTAGGTTTATCTTGTGTGTAAATGAGCTTCGCTGTTGAATATTCTTCATTAGTGACTTCATAATCAATAACGTCTCCTACGTTCTTTTTAAAATCTCCTTTACTTAAAAATGTATAAGAGTTTCCATTAGCTAAAAAAACCTCACTTTTTGTGAAATTTCCGTGTTTTAATTGTGCAGTCCCTTTAGGTCTGATTTCTGTAATTTTACTTTGCATAATATAAATATAATTAATTTTTGTTTTCTAAATATGTATCTGTTTCAAAATCCTCTAGGATTTCATTCTTTGCGTGAAGTAATCTATTCTTGATTTTTAAGTTTTCGATTTCTTCATTTTGTTTCGCAACGTGTCTAGTCAAGAAATTTATTCTATTATGTAGACGTTGAATTTCTTTGTTAAATTCCTCTTTTGATAGGTGCAGGGTCATAATGTTTTAATTTTGTTATTTGCATCATTGTAGCTATCGTATCTAAATAAGTTGCTTCAGATACGTCTCCTGACTTGTATAATCTAGTAGCGTGTACTAATAAATTGTAGTCAGATTCTGTAAGTAATTTTTGTAATCTATTCATATAGTAAATGTTTTGTTTGATAAAACTAATTAAAAAAAGTTAATAAAACAATACTTTTTAAAAAAAAATAAAAAAAGGGGAAAAATTAATCTCCCCTTCTTGAAAAACAAAACACTTACCTACTTGATAAGAACTTACAAAGATAGTCGTTTATTTTCCTTATGCAATTTTTCTTTATACAAATCTACTAATTCGTGCAAATCATTCATAGAATATTTAACTACTTCTTTTGACTTATTATAAAGTCGTTTAGAAAGACCTCTTGATTGTTTGTCTAATGCTAAACTAAACTGGTATTGTCTACCGTATCTGTATCTATTACAGTATTGGCATTGTGCGGCTACGTTTCTTTCGTCCCAACGTACTGACATTTCTTTACGAGATATAAAATGCCCTGCATCTAATTCGTCCCACTTAAATTCTCTTTGACAAGTTATGCACTTACAAACGCCTTTTTTATCTGCATCTCTTTTTCGTATGTATTCGCTAAATATTCTGTCAAGTTTGTTTATAAGACCTTTACGACTTATCTTTCTCATTTATCCATTGCTCTTAAGAACTGGTCGCCTGTAGCTTTGTCAAGAGATTTAATAGCTAGATATATTTGTCTGCTTTGCTTCTTTACGTCTTGTTTTTCTTTTTTCGTGCTGTCTATTCCCAAGTTTGCATATAACGAACTGTCTAATTCAAGAAGTCGATTAATTTTGCCTTTGTCACTTACGCTTGTATAATTAAGTATTTTGTCTATCATAAATGTTAACATATGCTCAAATATATGAATTTAAAAGAAAAGAAAAAGAAAAAGAGTAAAAAGAAAAAGAAAAGAAAAACCTACAAAAAGAAAATAATTTAAGTACCTGTTCCAAGCACCGTCCATCTTTATTAGGTTGTGCAAGTTTAGCTATAAGCAGTTCAAATATATACATTTATTTTTATTTTCCTTGCCCTTTATAACGCTTTAAATAATTTTTTGATGTTTTTACCTTACTCGATTTAGATTTAGCGTGTATGCCTTTCCTTTTGCGTGAGTTGCTTTTATAGGTGTTTACTACAAGTTTAGCCATTATCTCTTTCTAACTTTTTCTATTGAACGTCCTCCGAAATATGCACCTATTACAGTTATAAGTGTTAGTTGTAAAAGTTCTGTCCATTTTTCTTCTACATTAAAGTTTACAGAACCAGAATCTATAAACACCATTAATACAGTAGTAAATATTAAAAATACTAATACTAAAGGTCTTACAGAACGAGTTAGCCAGTTTCCGTGTTCTAGGTCTGCTTTCCATCTTTCCGTGACATTATGCTGCATATCTTGTTCTGCTTTTATAAACACTTCAGTCATCTCTTTTTCAAATCTTGCTTTTTCTTCTTTGCTAAAAGTATGCTTGTCTATAATTCCAGATATTTTTTCTGCTACGCCACCTGCTGCACCTCCAAATATTTTAGCTAGTATTTCTTTCATACGTTTGTTATATCAATGTATTTAGTTTTACCTTCGTCTCTAACAGCTTTTAATATTCTGTTTCTGTTTTTATCTTCACTAACATAAGAAACGTGTACCCAGTCAGGATTATCTTCATTACCAAACTCCCATATCATTTGGTCAAAATCTAAATTATCCTTAATCCAAGTAAACATCTCTTTATTTGTTTTGTGTCCGTAGATGTCGTCTATGTCCATAGCTTGACCTTTGCAATGCTGACTTCTAGTAGAACCGCCTATAGCTTCATTTAAAGCGCTTGACCTATAAAAACTATTTATCTTTATTGCACCACCTACATACTCTCTTAATGGCTCAAATACTTTTTCTGCAACTATCTTCATATTATTAAGCGTATCTCCGTCAGGTGTATTATCTATACCTAATCGTAAAGCTGTAACGCTTTTAGTTGCTTCTTTTTCTGAAATATGTTTGCTAATCATTAGTCAGTTGTTTGTCGTCTAGATATTATTTTAGAGCTGTTTATAACCTCTTGTATTTCTGAAACAGGAATTTGTATGCTTAATGTTAAATCTGCGTCCCAACGTCCTATAACGTGACTATCTTTGTAAATAAGAATTACAGGAACAGATTTTATCTGCTGTCTTATGCTTGGTTGTTGGTCTTCAAGAAACGCTTTTACAATTCTCGCACCTTGTATCTTGTTTAAATCTTTATAATCGTTTCTAACATTCCAAGAACTATTAATATGTAGAACTGTATAATCTTGTGCGTTACTTATTGCAGATACAATTAATACAATTAGGACAAGTAGCTTTTTCATCTCTGTATAATTTCATATAACTTTTCATCTATTTTATCTAGTTTGTCGCTGTTTTCTTCTACTTGTTTAGCAGTATTCATTATTTGCTCTCGTATCAGTTGGTCTTTTAAATCGTATTCTGACCTTGTCACAGGAGCTTCAGGAAGTAACTTTGCTTCCTCAATGCCCTTGTTTAAATCTGTGTACATTAACGCTAATGATACTGCACCTGCTATAATAATTCCTATAGTTTTTATATCAAGCGTCAGTTTACTATTTTCTCCTATTTCAGTTGGTTTGCTCATTTGTTTATTCTTTTTTATCTTCTTTTATTTCTTCATAAGAACCATCTTCCAAGTTGATATTTATTTTACCAT